CTGCTCAGCTTCATGAGCTATGATCTGGGATACATCGATCTGGACCAAAGAACATTACAGACAATCGACAACCCGTTCGGCACGAGGTTGTAACCCATGTCTCCGGTACAAACTGTCACCTATGTCTTCGGGCTGGACAGAAAAAAGAGTGGCTCCCTGAGTAGAAGTCGACGTATTTTGACGTTATATAGCCTTAAGTATATGAAAAATAAACTAATTATGAGCTTTCTTCTTGAGTGGAATACTACCCGAGTGCCCCAAAAAGTGCCCCAAAAGTGCCCCTGAAATATTTTTTGAACTGCGATTGAAAATGCATAAAACGTCATTTCTGATCGGCAAACTTTCTCGCCTGTTCAACAAGGTGGTCCCGTTTTGCCTGTTCCTCATGAATGGCAAGCGCACGCTCGAAGGCTTGTTCAGCCATTGATCCGATCTTTAAAACGGCCGTGCCCAAGGCTCGCAAAGCCTTTTTGTCCCGCTCTTTTCTCGTCGCTTCTCTTGAGGGCATGCCATGTCCTCAAAAAATGTATCCGGTCACCGCGACCGCGCCGTAAGCGTGCGGGGCACAACGTTGCCATTCATCACAGTCAGAACGGCTGGGGTGTGTGCGTTGAATGTAAAAGTGCTTGACCGTTGCCACGTCTGGCAGGTTCGAAACGTCAACGCACAAGCGGGATGCAATGTAAGCCTTTTCGCCTTGCGTGAAGGCTCTTGCGGGTGCGACATGCCCAAGAACAAAAGCTGCGATTGCATCGCCCTTGTGGTTGTTGAGAGTAAGCAGGCCGATCATGTTGAAGCGTCCCGGAAGCAAGTCCTAATGCGGGCGGGCCGGTTGCTTTTCCGGCCCGCGTTCTTCCTTGTTGAAACGGCTTTTTGCGATGGCTTCAGCAACGGTGATGTTCTGCATCATGACGGCACGAATGCTGGCTTGGGACACGTTCTTCAGGTCCGCAAAGCAAATCGAAAACAGGGCTTCAAGACTGGCCGTCACAAGAACCGCGTAGCGATCGGCAACGGGAAGGGCCATCAGTTCTTTTTCATCCAGTGACCGGGTGAAGGCTTTCAAGAACTCATTTCGTGCGCGGTTATATGCAAGATTGGTCTTGTCGCCCGCACCGTGTGGGTCTGGTGTCGTCATGGGGTCTTGTCCGTCGCGATTTTGCAGGGATTGGGCAGGCGTTCGGCCATGCGGCGGCACGTGTCCTGGATTGCGGCAACAAGGCCAAACCGGCCAATCATGATGGCCGTTCTTGCTTCGATATCGCGCCATTCATCGAGAGCGGCGTTCGGATCGTCTGCCGTTTCATGCGCCTGCATCCGGCAAGCCCATTTGATCCAGTGCTTGACGGCATCCTGTCCAGCTTCGGTCTTGGTCGTGCGCAAGACTTCGTGGACGTTCAAGGCGTCGGCAATCATGCGCGCAACTTGCTCGGGGTTTTCGGTGCTCGGATCTACTTCGCAAACCCGGAAGGGCAGAAAGTGAAGGTCGGAACCACGGCAAGGAACGTTTTGTTGAAGCTTCCAGACCGTGTGCCCTTCCGCCTTGTACGGGGATGCGGCCAATCTGAGTTGTTGAAGTGGTGTTTCCATCGGTTCGCCTGAAGCTGGATAAAAAAAGGGCGGCAAACCCGGTTTGCCGCCTAGTTGGTGGGGAACTTTACGCGGCGGTCTGTGCTTCTTCGTTCGGTTCCGTGGTCTGTTGTTCTTGTTCTTCGGGGCTGTCTTTTTCGGCGGATGCCATGGTCACATGCTGCATCTGCCAAGCACCCAACCACTTGTCATGGTTCGGGCTTTTCTTGGTGTAGGGGTTCGCGCTCACCGGCAAGCCTTCAGAAGCGGCTTGAATTCCCTTACGCATTGCTTCGGAAAGTTCCGGCTCGACGACTTCGGCGTAAAGGTCGGCCTGCCGTTCAAGTTCTTCTTCCGCCTTGATTTGTTCAGGGGTCATGCCTTCACGGCGGATAAAGAGTTGAATGGCCTTTGTGTCGAAACCGATGGTCTTTGCCCCCTTGAGGGTTTCCTTCAGATCGGCTTCAATCTCGCGCTTTTCCGCGTTAAGCCGCTTCACTTCCGCCACGATGGCGCGGAGCTGGTCGGCAACAAGGGCTTGGGAATTCGAGCCGGGCGCGGTGGCGTCGTTCGTTGTGTTGCCGGACGGCTTCGCGGCGGTTTCATGTGCGGTCTTGGTTTGCGCCTTGGTTTCCGCTTTGCCTTCCGGTTTCTTGCCGGTTCCAGATTTCTTGTCATTTGCTTGCGTCATCGCCGGTCCCTTTCTGCCTTGTGTTCGGGTTGGCTGGATCTTCGGTGCGGTCTTGGTCAGGTGCCGCCGTTTGTGCGGCGGCGAACAGGCTTTCCGTGAAGTGCTGACTTGCGAAGCGCCCGGCGATGTTTCCGACAATCAAGCCCGAAACGGTGATTGCGATGTTTGCCCGTTGTTCGAACGGGATGGGCAGCCGCCAAATCTTTTCGGTGATGGCTTCAGTAAAGGGCTCGAAGCTGCGAAGTATTGATGCCCTTTCCGGTGTATCGGGTCCGGCGTGGTTCCCCGGCCCCTGTTTTTCATGCTCTTTCATGTCTGCTCGCCTAACGGTTTCAGATCGGATTCAGCGGCGATATGGAGCGTGGGGGTCCCGCACCTGGACAGGTAGACAACCCGTGTTGCCGAAAGCGCGGCGGTACTATCCACAATGGCAATCGGAATAATGCAGTCATCGGGTGCATTGTCTGCAAACTTGACAACCATCCCCGCCGGAAACCGCTTCAAAGTCATTCGGTACTCATTAAGTTTCTGAATTGCTTTAGAAAAACCCTGTTCGCTCATGTCCATATCCCGTGTTTTCCACAGTGAAGAAAATTGAGCGAAAGCGAAGTGTTGTCAATTCCAGTTTGCCGCGTAGGTTGTGGGGTGTTGTGGATAGATTGCCCAACCTATTGGAGGTGTTAACGAAAATGAAAAGTCTGGTTGTGCCGATTCGGGCGCTAAAATCCGTGATTGATGATTTTGCCGGGGCGGATCTTGAAATTCTTGACACCAGCGATGCCGGGCACGCCCTGGAGCTTCTGCCGCCTGAAGTGGCCGGGTTTACCGTTCACTTCGCGGAAGGTCTTTTTGATCTGGTGACAGGCGGCGCCTATTTCTTCTTTGTGCGCCATGGCAAGACCGGCGAAGTCATTGCGGTTGTGGCCACCAAGCTTGAAGACACGCTGGATGCGGATCTGTTGGGCCTGCTCAAATGCCAGTGGTCCCGGCTTTACCGTGCGCCGGGCGGTGGCCGTGCGATTGTCTCGGAAGACCAGCCGGCCGAATTCAAGAAGATCTCGGGGCGGCTTTGCTATGTTGGCGGGTTATGGGTTTCGCCACAGTGCCGGGGGCAGGGGCTGGCAACACGCCTGATGCGGTTTGCCATGATCAGTGCGGCTTTGCGATGGCGCCCGGATTGGGCTTATTGCTGGATGCGCCGTCCTGATCTGGACAACGGGAACGCGCTGCGGTGGGGCTTCAAAACACTGGTCCGCAGCGGGTTGAATTTCGACGTGTTTCCCGAAAAATGGCCGGATGGCCTTGCCCTTTGCGCGGCGGATCGTGGGAGCCTGGAAGGGCTGGCGGATCAGCTTTTGAACTCACCGCAATAGGTGAGCAACAGTTTCTTGCCGGTTCGCGTGTGGACCGGCAAGATCAAGCGCCTGTAGTCACAACGGACGCGGTTGTGCCGTGTGACAACCAGTGTGCTGATGATTTCAAAGACTGGCTGGCCTGTGTGATGGGCAAGCAAATGTCCCGATTTCACAAAATCACGGAACGGCTTGCCCATCGACCTGCGGGCCTTGGTGGGGTCTTTGCCAAACTCGGGGCAGATCTTGCGCCGCATCAGCGAGTTTTTGCCGACCGATAGAAAGTCGGGTGAATCGGTTTCCTGATAGGCATAGTGACCGACCAGAAGAACGTCGGAAAACCCGCTGTAGTGGGTTTCAAATGCGCCCTGATACCTTTCAAAGGTCCAGAACAGTTCTTCTTCCGTTTCATCGGCGGCGGCGCGTCTTAAAATTCGCGGATCGAATTTTTCGATCAAGTCATCCGACATTGCGCTTAAGTCCCTGCAGGAGCAAAAGCGGCTTGTAGATATTGATCAACAGCCTTTTGTTATTGTCAGTCAGTTCGAAAGGGTTTTCAGTGCAGAATTGGTTCTTCAAAGTCATATAAAAAGCGTCTGAAAAACCTTGTTCACGTGTTTGATCAATCACGTCTCTTAATTGATCATCTGTACTATTATAAGTGTGTTCTTCAAAATAATTTTTACTAACACGATACATTCCAATCCCCACCGCTACCCCGGCTTTTTACTCTGGTATGCTTTCATCTGAGCTATTTTATAGATTTCTTCGGCAACCTTGATGACCTCTTTCAAGCTGCCCTTGCCGCCCAATGCCATCTTGTCGAACTCGGCAGCGGCGGCAAAACTCACGCTAATCAGATCGCTTTCGCTGTATTCAGACAGTGTTTCGTTACCAAGCTTCTTGGCGAAGATTTCGAAAATCTGGCTCGGGCTATCGCTGGTGTCAGGTGTATCCGCTGCAAGCGGAGTTTGAGCCAGCGGGGCCGGTCCTTGATCCTTGGGTGCGCCCGTTTCTGACGCCGGTTCTTCACCGGTCAGAAGCCATTCGGGGCGCACATTGAAAGCCGACGCGAACAGCGTAACTTTTGAACCAAAACCCCGTTTTCCGTTTTCGTATTGCGCGTAACTCCGGTCATTCACGCCAACCGCCTTCGCGGCTTCAACCGCCGTTCCGTAGCCTGCAAGCACTCTCGCTTTTTGCAGCCGGTTTCCCGCTTCCTGGCGGTGGCGCTGTTTTTCCGTCATTGGGCCGGGGTCTTGGTGGCTGCCCTTTGGCATGGTTTCCACGTGTTTTTTTCTACCAGTGGTTGACATAATGCAAACAATCTTCGCTTTAATGCAAGTGTGAAATCGGTCCCCCACCTTATAAAGGTGGCAGACCTTTTGCCAAGGTTGCGCGTCAACCTTGCGTGAAAAAAACGTGACACACTGCACTGCGAATTTGTGCGTGTCGCATTTCCTTCGGCGGTCTGGGTGTCGTGTCACCGCCTATCCATCCAGAAACAGACTGTTGACGTTGGGGGGTGCCATGCCTTGTTCAGCGAAGGGACCGCGCTTTGCGTGGGTGTCCGGAGATGCCATTTTTGATCCAGACTTGACGCGTCTGGATATTGTCGTTTTTGCCGCGCTGGCGACATTTGCCGACAAGAACGGCTTTTGTGTCCGCAGCCAAGTGAAGCTTGCGAATGAACTTCGGATGGCGCGCACAACGCTCATCCGGTCAATCAAGCGGCTGGTCGCAAGCGGCTGGTTGTTGATCACCAAAGGCGAGCGGCCGGACGGCGGGCGGTGTTCGCACACTTACCGGGTCCTGAGGAAAAAGACCGGCGAAGCGGAACCGGAGCTTGAGGCATCAAGCCCGCCCGCCCGGTCGCGGGATTTCGAGCTTCAAAATGGACATGGGCTGTCGCACACGCGCAACAACCATAAGAACAATCTACAAAAAACAAAAAAGGAAGAAGATAAACCAGCCGAAAGCACGGCGGACCTGGAACAGGGCCGGGAAGGGGATGGGGACCGAAACCCCGTGCCCGAACAGGACGGCCGGGCGCAAGGTGAAGGGGGGAAAACCGGCACCGAAGATGCGGAACGGCAGTACGTCGAACGGGCTGTTCAAGCGTTGGCGCTTGTCGGGCTGGATCTGACAAGCGGTGATTTGCACGGCGGGGCCGGGCCTTTATCCGCCTGGTATCGTGCCGGATACGATCTTCAACACGACATTTTACCCGCTGTCTTGAGGGTCCTCAAAAAGGCGCCGTCCCGGGTGCGCTCGCTCAAATACTTCAACCGGGCGGTCATGGCCGCGCACCGGGCGCGGCTGGACGCGGCGCAGCGGTGCACACGCGATGTTCTGGACCTTGGTTCCACAACCAAGCGCGATCTTGCCCACCAAAGGGCGATGGACCGTGCCTTGATGGACTTCTGAAGGGGGCGTTTCCATGGATAGCGAGGAAAAGAAACGCATTCGCGAAGTCTTCCTGATCCGCTTGAGTGTCCAGTTTCGCAAACCGGCCAGCGAAACGGAAACCGCGCACAAGCGTTGGCTCTTGGAGGTGTCCCGGCAGGTATCCAAGTTCCCGACGCCGGTTTTGGAACGCGCGGCCGATCTGATTTTGCAGCGGGAGAAGTCGGTCAGATGGCCCGCCATCAGCACCTTGTTCCAAGCGTGTGTCGAGGCCCGGAACGAACTGGACCCTGACAGGCCGGTCAAATCCACGGGCACCAGAAAGCCGGGGCGATTGCCCGAGCCGGTCGCGATCGAAATTGCGTTGAAGGCCGATCGAGCCTTGACGTTGAATGCCGTGGAAGGCGGTTGGCACGGGCGGTTGATTGATCATGTGCGCGAACACCGCGCCTTGCCCGATGAACAGGGCCAGGAGCGGCTTTACCAAGAAACAGTCACCGCGTGGAAGGCGTTGCAAACGTCGAACGCCTCACAGGCGCCGGGCTCCATCGTCAACCGGTCCTTGCAATGCCTGGCGTCCAAGCGGGCGCGGTTGGCCGAAGACATCTTTCAAATCCACCGACAACTGCAGGACAAGGGGGCATACGATGCCAAAGCGGAAAACGCGGGTTAAGGGGTGCGCGAACCGTCCAGCGTCCACACGGGGCAATCACCTGGAATGGTTGAAAGACCGGGGGCAGATCTCCGATTGCCAGTATCAGGCCGGTTGCCAGATCCGGGCGCTTTTTGTCGAGAAGGAAGGGCGGGCGAAAAGCCTTGACCTGACCAATGACCGGGTTGACGGCGGCGGTGCGGGGGACCGGGACTTTCTGTTCGTCGCAACGTGTGATGCCGACCGCAAGCTTAAGGACCTCGCCCGGTCCCTTGGGGTCGATCAAGCCTTTGCGGTGTTTTTGGTGGTTGGGCTCGGATATCCGATCAAGCACGTTCTGGAAGATTTCGAGACCGTTGCGCCTGAAAACAGAACGGCCGCTTGGGAAAAGCGGGTATCAAAGCACGTTGGCCAACTGGTGAAATCCGGCCTGAGCCATGCGGCGTTCTTCCTTGGCCTTGCCGCACGCGCACCGGAACGGGCGGCCGGCCGGAGGCTGGAATTCTGGCGGTCGGTGGCCGGGCATGGGTAAGCTTTCGCCGGGATTTGCGATAACGGCAAACCAGTTCTATCCGACATGGGACCGGCGCGCGGGGCGTGCGCTGGTGCCCTATATCGAGCCGGGCGCGCGCTATTGCGAGCCATGCGCCGGGGCGGCGGATCTGATCAATCAACTAACCGGCCATGGTCTGACCTGTGCCGCCGCATACGATATCGCGCCACAAGCGCCGGGCATTCAAACGCGCGATGCACTGGACCTGACACGGGAAGACCTTTGCGGGGCAAGCTGCATTATCACCAACCCGCCGTGGGGCCGTGACCTTCTGCACCGAATGATTCGGCATTTTGTTGCATTGTGTCCAACATGGCTTCTGTTTGATGCCAGTTGGGCATTTAGCAAGCAATCTCAAAAGTTTATGCGTTTTTGCTCCTGTGTGGTGCCAATCGGGAAGCTGCGGTGGGAGAAAGGCACGGCGCAAGATCACAAGCAAAATTCGGCATGGTACTATTTCGAGGACTTCACCGAAAAAGAGACAGTTTTTCAGACTATTAGGGACAATGGCGGGCCGTTTGAAAGCGAACGGGAAAGGCGAGCGCGCGTCAATTCACAGCTAAAGCGAGAAATAGGGCTTGCCTAAGGGACACCCTCAAACGTAGCTTTTTGACAGTCTCCAAGAGTGCGCCACCGGGCAACCGGGCGGCGCATTTTTTGTGTCATATGCTTACATTGGTTGCTATGATTATTCTTGCTATTTGTTTTTCAGTATAATTTCGAGGATTCAAGTAATGACTGGAGAAACAATCGCTGCCATTGTCGGCGCAGTTGGGTCAATTATAGCCGCTTGGATAACGTCCCGGAATAAGGATGAGAGTAACGGCGCCGGGAGTGTTCGAATTATTTATTTCTTGATAGTATTGGCATTGGGGCTTTCAATCACTGCAATATTTATCGGTGCCTTTACGTTCAATGTGGCCAATACTCCTCAGTTTAAAGTCGAGCAAGTAACAATTGCGGCCGAAGCTGGGAAAGTGTCTAGTCGGGAATTCGCACACTTTGAACCTCCACGGGTTCCTGACCCAATCCAGAGCTACGCTGTGCCGATCGCCTGTCCGGACGGCTACTACCCTTTATCTGCTTGGCATGAGCTAGTTGGTAGTCATCCAACTTCGGACGTTATGTATACGGTAAATGCGACGGTGATTGATCAGACCGTGTACATGTATCTCAGAGCAAGGCAAAATGCTGATGGATACTCTTATATTCAAGTGATCGTTCTTTGTACGAACACAACCTAAGCTTAAAGAATAAATTTACGATGCGCCACCGGGTAACCGGGCGGCGCATTTTTCTTTGCGGGGGTGTCATGCTGGATCTGTCGGGGAACTTCAGGGCGTTCGCGCGGGATCTGTCCCGGGCCGAAAAACAGCAAGTGCCATACGCCATTGCGTTGACGTTGAACGCCACCGCCGCCGATATCGAGAAGAACACGGACAAGAGCTTGTCCAAGCTGCTGGACCGTCCAACGCCTTTCACACGGCGCGGGCTGTTCAAACGCAAAGCGACAAAGCGGCGCTTGCTGGCAACGGTCGGGTTCAAGCCCATTCAGGCAAGCTATCTGGAACGGCTTGAAACGGGCGGCGACCGGTTGCCGAAGGGGCGGGCCTTGGTGGTGCCGGTTGGCCAGCGGCTCAACAAATACGGCAACTTGCCCCGGAACGCCTTGCGGCGATTGCTTGCGCGCAAGGATGTGTTCTCGGGCAACGTCAACGGGGTTGCCGGGATCTGGCAGCGCAAGCGCGGGCGCAGCGGGCGCGGCGGGTTGAAACTGTTGATCGCTTACGCACCGAAGGCGCGATACGAAAAACGGCTCGGGTTTAGGGCGGGCGCCCGCAAGACGGCGCTGGCACGGGTTCGCACACATTGGCGGCGGTCGTTTGCAAAAGCCATGCGAACGGCGTTTTAGCGCGCGGGTCCTTTGGCAAGATCCGGCGCGTCCTGGGGGCTTATTCGCGACTGCAGTGCATCAAAATGCACCGTGATTTCAGCCGGTGTCAGGTTCTTTGTCAGGGTCATGTCGGGCGATGCCGGATCTAGTCATTGAAGACATTTTGGACGAAAGCGCGGTGCGGACGGATGAAGACCAGCGCCGCATTGACGAAATCGTCAAACGCTTTCCGTTGCCGTCGCACATGCAAGACCGGTTCATGAACCGCAAGCAAGTTGCGGATCTGATCAACGCCGATGAAAAACAGGTTGACCGCTACCTAAGAGCGGGGTTGCCCCTGGTCGAAAAGGGCAACAACGGCAGACCCTACAAGTTCCGCCTTTCGGAATGCTGGGCATGGTTCAAGAACCGGGAATTTGAGAAAAAGCGCGAAGAAGAAGAAGCCGCGGCCGCAATCGCGCAAGCTTCTCTTGAGTTGCTTGGCGGATCGGTCGGTACCGATTCCGAAATGGGGCTGACCACGGCACAGCGCCGGGACCTCTACAGACTTGACGCGGATTATCGCGACATGGCGCTTGCGCGCGGCGAACTGGTCCCGCGCGGCGATGTGGACGCCATTTTGAACAAGGTCTTCGATGTGGTGCGCAAGGCGATCATTGGCTTGCCGGACCGGCTGGCGCGTGACGCCGGGTTGTCCGGCCGGCAGGCGGAAAGCGTGGTTGACGCGACCGACGATATTTTGACCGAATTGAACCGGGAACTTGACCGGTTCGCAGAAGACCACAGCGACGAAACCGCGTTGCTTGCGGCGGAATAGATCATGTCCTTTTTCAAGCTACCACCGCGCCCGCATGGCTGGCGTCCGCCGCCCTATGGAAAGGCCGTCGATTGCTTGCGCCGGGCGTTGCCGACACTTGCGCCGATCAACCGGACACCGGTTTCAAAATGGGCCGAAAAAGACCGCTACTTGAACGACAACGGATCGGTTGTTTTGTGGCGCAATGATGTGACGCCTTACATGGTCGAGCCGATGGACACCACAACGTCCCGGCGCTTCAAGGGCGGCGTTTTTGTTGGACCGGCGCGAACCGGCAAGACGGATGGGCTGATCTTGAACAAGATCGGGCACACCGTGTGTTGCGATCCGCAGGACGTGCGCGTCATTCACATGAGCAAGGACGCGGCCAAGGACTTTTCCGTCAAGAAGCTTGAAGCCCTAAACCGGTATTCAACCGCCGTGGGCGGGCGCGTCGGGGTCGGCCGCTACGACGACACAACCTACATCAAGGCGTATCAGGGGGAAATGACCGTGGATGTCGCCTGGCCGGTCGTGTCCAAAATGTCCGCGTCCGATATCCCGATCATGCTGATGACGGACTATGACCGTTACCCGTCCGATATCGGCGGGGAAGGTCCGGCCTTTTATCTGAGCCTGAAGCGCACACAAACATTCGGCACACGTGGTTTTGCCCTGGCCGAAAGCTCGCCGGGCTTTCCCGTGACCAAAGACGGGTTCGAAGCACCGGAGAACGAGCCGCACCTTGCGCCACCGTGTGAAGGGATCTTGTCCCTTTACAATGAGGGGACACGGGGCCGGTTCTATTGGCCGTGCCCGGATTGCGGGAACGTTTTCGAGCCGGATTTCAAGCTGTTGCAATACCCGGAAACGGGCACGCCAGCGGAGAAGGGACAAGCCGCCTTCATGGCATGTCCGCATTGCGGGTGTGTTCTTGAGCACCGGCACAAGCGGGAACGCAACGGGCTTGCAAAGTGGTTGCATGAAAGCAAGACGGGCGAACTGGTCGGGCTTTTTGATGATGATGTTCGGGAAACCGACATTGCGTCGTGGTGGGCGAATGGCACGATTGCCGCTTTCCAGTCCTGGGCCGAACTGGTCACACGGTATGAATCGGCCTTTGCCGAATTCCAGCGGTCGGGTGATTTCGGGGCGCTGAAGACCACAATCAACGTGGATCAGGGCAAGCCGTTTTCGCAAAAGATCGTCTCGGAAGACGACGACGAACTGAGCGTCAAGGCCCTGAAGGACCGGGCGGAAAACTACCCGGTCAACATTGCGCCCGAACAATCGCGGTTCTTGCTGGTCACGGTGGACACGCAAAAGGGCCGCTTTGTCGTTCAAGTCTTTGCGTTCGGGGTTGGTCTTGAGTGTTGGGCTTTCTCGCGTTTCGACCTTCACACGCCGCCCGATACGGCGCCGCGCCATGGAGAAAGGGCGATCGATCCGGCGCGCTATGCGGAAGATTGGGACGTGCTGTTTGACCTTCTGGAACGGCAGTTTCCCGTTCACGGTCTGCCGTTTTCGCTCATTCCGGTTGCGCTGGTGGTCGATGGATACGGCGAGCCGGGCGTCACCAAAAACGCCTATGCCTTTTACCGGCGCGCGAAAAAGAAAGGCTACGCCGGCCGGGTCTTTGTGTCCAAGGGGATGAAGGGCTGGGACCGTGACCGGGCGGTGTTGCGGACGCCGGAAAAACAGGAAGGCAAGCGCCTGCAAAAAGCCAGCGATTTGAAAATTCTTCAAGTCGGCACGTGGCGTTTGAAATCCGAAGTGGTCGCCGCCTTGACCCGCGATGATCCGGGGCCGGGTGCACTGCACCTGTCCAAGGACTTGCCGCAAGAGGTGTTTGACGAACTGTGCGCCGAAGAAAAAACGCGCAAGGGCTGGGAGCTTCGAAAGGGCATCAAGCGGAATGAAGCCTTTGACCTTGCCGTGTATGCCCTGGCACTCGCGATTGTCTTGAAGGCTGAGCGGATCAATTGGGACCGTCCGCCCGCGTGGGCGGATGAAATCAGCCGCAACAATTTTGCCGTGCCGCGCAAGCTTGGACCAGACCAGCCGGACGGGCCGGAAGGTGATGACCTGGAGCCGGGAGAAGGCGAGGCCGAAAGCCCGCCCGAACCGGACCCGGAAACCGGCACGCCAAAGCCTGCCAATCCGTCACTGCCGCAAAGGGTCAACCGCAAGAAGCGGGCGCACCTTCGCAAGCGCCGAACTTAGGGGCCATCCATGCAAAACGAGTTTGAGAATGTGCCGGACGTTGAACCGCTCGACTTCCGGGCGGGGGACCATGTGCAATGGCGAAAGCCAAACCTTGCGCAAGTCTATTCGCCGGATCTCTACAGTATCCACTATGTTGCGGTTCTTGAAACCGACGCGGCAAGCCGTTTCACGCTGGATGCTGTCGCGGTTGGCGGTGTGTTCGAGGTTCAAGCCTTGAACACGGCAACCGCCGCATATGCGCCCGGCCTTTATCATTGGACCCTGAAGGTCAACCGCATTGCAGATGGGGCAACGCGCACGCTTGATCAGGGCCGGTTTGAAGTTTTGCCGGATCTGGCCAGCGCAACAGGTGACCAGCGGTCACACAACGAGCGGATGCTTGATCAGATCAATGCGCTGATGGAAGGCCGGGCCAAGTCGGACGCGGATTCCTATGAAATCGCCGGGCGCAAGATCACAAAGCTGAAGCCTCAAGAGCTGATGACCTGGAAAGAGCACTATCAGCGCCTTGTGAATGCGGAACGGAACCAGCGCACCGGCAAGAAAAAGCCGGGCCGCAAGATCCATAAAGTGAGGTTTGTCTGATGGCTGGTTTCCTGTCCCGCATGTTCGGCAAGGGGCGTCCGGCGCCCGCCCGCCTTGAACCGAAGATCAGCAAGCGCCAACCTAGGCCAGTGTCGGTGCGGCGCTACAAGGCGGCGGCGTCCGATCGCATTTCCAACTTTCCGGCAACCTTCAACGCGCATGGCATTTCCGATGATGTGCGCGCGGCGGTGCGCGGTCTGATTTCCCATTCCCGGCACGTCTCGCAAAACAATGATTATCTGAAGGCGTTTTATGGGCTCTTGCGCCGGAATGTGATCGGGCGGAAAGGCATCGAGCTTAAGCCGCAAGCGCGCAAGATAAATGGCGAACTCGACACCGATGCAAACCGGAAGCACAAGGCGGCGTGGGATGAGTGGGCAAGGAAGGGCAATTGCACGGTGTGCGGCCGCTATTCCTGGAAGGCGGTTCAACGCATTGCGATATCGTCTTGCGCGCGGGATGGCTTCTTTTTGCTTCGCCTGTATCGGGGGCCGCAATTCGGGATGTACGGGTTTCAGGTGCAAATCCTGGATGCCCTGATGCTGGATCTCGACATGATCCGGCAAAGCCCGGACGGCGGTTTCATTCTTTGCGGGATTGAATGCAACGTTTTCGGCCGTCCGGTTGCCTATCATATGTTCAAGAGCAATCCGGGGCGGTCGGGATTTCATGGTGAGCGCATCCGCGTTCCGGCTGACGATATTGTTCTGCTTTACAACCCTTATGACTTGGCAACGTCGGTGTTGGGGGTTCCGTGGGCGCATACGGCTTTGCGCCGGATGGGCCTGCTTGGCGATTTTGAGGAAGCGGCGGTGACGAATGCCAGATGGGGCGCGTCAAAAATGGGCTTCTTCGTCAAGGACCCGGTGAAGGCCGATGACGAAGACAAGACATTGGAGCCGAACAAGAAGGGTGAAGCCGGGAAAACGTCAGACAAAAAGCAGGAAACCGGCGAAGGTGAAGGTGATGAAGACGACAACACGCCGGGCGAACCGCTTATAGATGAAATCGAGCCGGGTCTTTTGGAAACCCTGCCGGAAGGGTGGGACTTCAAGGGCTTCGATCCGGCCTTTCCAAATGGCGATATCGGACCATTCAACAAGGCCATGTTGCGCGGTAGCGCGGCGGGCCTTGGGGTTGCCTATTCCTCGCTTGCAAATGATCTGGAAGGCTTCAGCTATTCCGGCCTTCGCGCCGGGCTCGGGGAAGAACGCGACGAATGGTCAATCCTTCAGGACTGGTTCGCGGAAGACTTTTGCGGGCCTGTCCATGGCGCATGGCTGAAAATGGCGCTGATGACCGGCGCCTTGAACCTTCCTTTGTCCAAGATAGACAAGTTCGCCACCGTTTCCTGGTCACCGCGCGGCTGGCGAAGCGTCAACCCGAAAGATGACGCGATTTCAAACCAGATGGACATGAAAAATCTGGTGAAGTCTCCGCAAGAGGTGTGCGCCGAAAAGGGCCGAAGCTTTGAAGAAGTCCTGGACGATTTCAAGGAAGCGGAAGCGGCGGCGGCCGCAAGAGGGATGGACTTTTGGGCCATGCTTGCGGGCGGGCCGCAAGTGATTGTGGACGCCCCTACGGCGGACAAGAACGAGGAATAGCACCCATGCCAGTCAGAACGGTTGAACTGCCGAAACGCGGGTTTCGGCAAGGCGTCATTGTGCGCGCGAATGACAGTGAAAGCGAGGAAACACCGCAAGCGGTTGAACTCGCGTTTTCCAGTGAAGAACCGGTTGAACGCTGGTTCGGTTTCGAAGTTCTCGGGCACAAGCCCGGAGAGTATGACGCCAGCTTTTTGGAAAGCGGGCGGGCACCCTTGCTGGTCGATCACAAGGCAAACCTTGAAAATCAGATCGGCACGGTGGAACGCGTTTCCTTTGACGGCGGCAAGGGCCGCGCGGTCGTTCGTTTTGGTCAAGGCGAACGTGCAAGGGAAATCGCAAAACGTGTGGCAGATGGCGAAATTGCAAATGTTTCCGTTGGTTATGCCATCCGCGATGTGATCGCGGTTGAAAATCCGGACAGCGACTTTCCCACCTACCGCCTGAGATGGGCACCACTTGAAATCTCGTTTGTTCCCATTCCTGCCGATTTTTCGGCCGGGGTGGGCCGGGCGCGTCCCGATGGTGTCGAAACCCTGAAAATCGAACTCAAACCAAAGGTAAGAGCAATGCCGGATGAGAACCAAAACGCGGCACAGGATGCCGACACGCAGGACGCGGTGAACAAGGCGACGGAAGCCGCGCGGCAACAGGAAACAACCCGGATTCGGGAAATCGAGGCGCTTGGATCGCAAGGCAATTGCCGGGATCTGGCGAGCGAAGCCATCAAGGCGGGGCAATCCGTCGAGGAATTCCGGGGCGTTGTCTTGATGCGGATGCTTGAAAAGGGCAACCAAAACCCGTCTTCACCGGGTGATGTCGGCTTGAGCCAGAAGGAAGCCCGGCAATACTCGCTGACACGTGCCCTTCATGCCCTGGCCAACCCGAACAACCGCGCGGCGCAAGAGGCGGCGGGATTTGAAATCGACTGTTCGAACGCGGCCATCAAAAAGCGCGGCAGATCGTCTGACGGCATCGTCGTTCCGCCTGAAGTCTTGCGGGACCGTTCACCGGTCAACGGCCGGGCGCTCAACACCGGCACGATTGCGCAAGGTGGCGCGCTTGTTCAAACCGACCTGCTGGCAACGTCCTTCATCGACCTTTTGCGGGCGCGGGCGGTTGTGACCAGCATGGGCGCGCGGATGCTCAATAACCTGGAAGGGAACATTGCCATTCCACGGCTTGCCAGCGGCGCAACCGCGTATTGGGTTGGCGAAGGCGCGGACGTGACCAAATCACAAGCCGGGTTTGATCAGGTTTTGTTGTCACCCAAAACCGTTGGCGCGTTTACGGACTACAGCAAGCAGCTTTTGGCGCAATCCTCGCTGGATGTTGAAATGCTGGTGCGTGATGACCTGGCCAAGGTGTTGGGGCTCGAAGTGTCGCGCGTTGCACTTTACGGCTCGGGTACGTCGAACCAACCGCAAGGCGTATCGAGTATGACCGGGATCAATACCGTCACGCTGGCATCGGCCAACCCGACATATGCCGAAGTTGTGCAGATGGAAACGGAAGTTGCCACCGATGATGCGGACGTGGGGGCGCTTGGATACGTCATCAGTCCCGCCATGCGCGGCGGGTTCAAGACCACCGAAAAGGCGTCCGGCACGGCGCGTTTTGTCTGGGAAGATGGCGGCACCGTCAACGGCTACAACACGGGCGTTTCAACCCAAGTTGCGGCAAACAACGCCTTCTTTGGCAATTGGGAAGATCTCTTGATTGCCATGTGGTCCGGTCTGGATCTGACGGTTGATCCGTATTCCCAAGCAACCAACGGCACCATCCGCGTCATTGCGCTTCAAATGATGGATATTGCCGGGCGTCATCCGCAAAGCTTCTGCCGGGGCGCAACGGCTTAGGCCATCCTTAAAAATCCATGATCGCCAGCCGCTCACAGCGGCTTTTTTTATGCCTGATGGCAGGTCGCGCTGCGGCCTGCCAGCGAAGGGAAAACCATGTCTGACACCATCAAGATCACGATCCTGAAAGACACCGTGTGCGGATCAAGGCCGGTCACCAAAGGCGCCGTTGTGGACGCGGGCGCCGCCGATGCCCGGCTGTTGATTGCGCTGAAGAAGGCCCGCGAAACACGCGCTTCCGAATTGCAGGAAGAAGGCACGCCGGCCGGATCAAAACCACCAGCCGAAACCAAATCACCGGAAACCGGCGAAGGCGGCAAGGGCGGCGCGGGCGGCAAGGAAACCGGTGCCGCCGGTTAGCCAGCTAGAACCGGCGAATGAGGCGGGCGGGACCGGGCGGCCGGTGCCGCTCTTTATCTCTGGGGGCAATCATGAAAGACGAAAAACCGAAGCCGCCTTACCCGCTGAAGGGCGATGCCTTGAACCGGCAAACGCGGGTTGTTGGTCAACCGGGCGGCGTGCGCCCGATCACAACGCGAACCGGGGGCACGCATGCCGATTGATTTTGAAGCTGACCTTCAAACGATGTTCGCACTTGATGAATTCGCGGTTGCCGTTTCCTACCGTTTGCCGGGCGGCGAAACCGGGGATCTGGTGGGGATCTTCGACAACCCGACAAGCACCGCCGATCTGGGCGAGGCCGGTTTTTTGACCGGGCAACCCACCTTGACCGTTCCAACCTCCGCCATTCCGGCCGGGCTTGGCGAGGAAACCAGCCTGACAATCAACGGCGCGGACTACCTGGTTGCCCATGAGCCGGAACCGGACGGGCAAGGGCTAACAGTCCTGACACTTGAGGCATCAACATGACGCATGTTCGCCACCAGATCCGGGATAAGGTGGTTGCGGTTTTGCGGAACCTGCCGACCACCGGGCCGCGTTGCTATGCCATGCGGACCTATCCAACGGGACGGCGCAAGGGGCCAAGGTTGCTGGTCTATACGCTTCGCGAAACCAGCGAGACCGGGGGCATGGGCGGCGGCGGGCGCGACCTTGAACGCACGATTGAACTGAAAATCGAAGTGCAGGCGGCGGGCCGGAACTTTGATGACACGCTGGATCAAGCCGCCGCCGAAATCGAGCCGGTGATTTTTCAGAATCGCAAGTTCGACGGCTTGGCGGTGGATTGCTCGCTTACGTCCACCGTTCTGGAAATGGCGAGCGATGAGGAAGAACGGGGCGGCGTTCTGACCCTGACTTATTCGGTCCTGGTGATCGGGCCGGAAGGAAACCCGCACATTGCGGGATGAAGCGGGCGACACACGAAAGGAAAAGCTAATGAGTGCGGTACATGGGAGCGAAGGAACGGTGAACGTTGGGACCGATCTTGTCGCGAAGGTGCAGGACTTCAGTTTGCAGATCGAAGTTCCGACTTCGGATGCCAGCGGCATGGGCGATACGTGGGAAACACATTCAACCGGTGCGGCGAAACGTTGGAGCGGCACCATCAACGCTTACCGGGTGCCCGGTGATGCCGGGCAAACCGCCTTGGCTGTCGGATCTCTGGTCAACATTCACCTTTACGGTGACGGCAATTCGTCGGGCAAGGAATACTATTCCGGGCAAGCGACGATCACCGGCATGGGGCGGACACAGAACAAGAATGACACGGTTGCGGTGTCGTTCGATTTCCTGGGTCAAGGCGAGCTGACAACGCCAACGGTCACCTAAAACATCCCGACAATCTATCATCAAACCTTCAGCAAATGGGCCGCCTGCAAGCGGCCTTTTTGCATTGATCAAGGGACACACCATGAAAGCGATCGACCATGTGACGGCGCATTACAACGCCAACAAGAAAACGCCGGTGGAAGTGCCGGAATGGGGCAAGAAGAAAAAGCCGTTCGTGCTCTATTTTGACCCCATGACGCCCTATGAGCGGAAACAGATCTACGGTGCGAACGGGGGCGTTTTCGACGCTGAAGCGGCCGTTGACACGCTGATGATGAAGGCGCTCGACGAGCACGGCAACAAGCTGTTTGAACCGCAGGACCGGCACAAGCTGTTGACCGAAGCGGACGGCGGCGTCACGGGCTGGATTGCCACGATCATTGCCATGCCGACCCAAAAGGCGGCGCTTGAAAAAAACTGAGGTCCGATCCGGTGCGCCTGTTTCTGTTTGCGCTCGCGGATCGGCTCAAAATGCGGGTTTCGGATATCGAGCAATGGCCGGAAGCCGAAATCCTTGAATGGCATATCTTCTTTGAAATCCAAGCGGAGCAATCCAGATGAATGCGCGCCCGTTAGAATTCGACATTCGCGGCAACAACAAGTCGCGGGCGGCATTCCGTCAAGTGCAACAGGATGTGACCAGCTTGCGAAAGACCTTTGCGGCGGGCTTGGGTGTTGGCATCCTGTCCGCCGAACTGGTGACACTTCCGTCCCTGATACGCGGCGTCATTTCCGAAGCGTCCACACTGGCCAAGACGGCAGATCTGATCGGCGTGACCACAACCGAACTTCAGGAACTGTCTTTCGGCTTCAGCCTGGCAGGCGTTGAAGTCGGCAAGACGGAAGATTCCCTGAAGCAGTTCGCCAAGCGGTTGGCGGAAGCGGAAAGCAAGGGCGGGCTTCTTGCCGATATCCTGGAAGCGAACGGCGTTGCCCTTCGCGATGCGTCGGGCACTATGCGCCCGCTCATGTCGCTATTGCGGGACTATGCCAATTTGATCAAGAACGCCGGAAGCGAACAGGAAAAGCTCTCGCTGGCCAATGAGGCTTTCGGGCGGTCGGGCTCTGAAATGGTTCTCGCGCTTCGAAACGGGTCCCTTGGACTGACCAAGTTTACCGAAGCCGCCAAGGAAGCGGGCGGGGCGCTTGAAGAAGAACTAAACCGCCGCGCCGAAGAAATTGACGACAAGTTCGCAAAGCTTTGGCGGAAATTCGAACTGAACGGCAAACGGGCGGTCCTGTCTGTAGCCAAAACGATGGATGATGTCTTTAGCGGGCCTTCCGAAGATCCGACCTTGAAGGATCTGCAAAAGAGCTTGACCAGCCAGCGGGGGACGCTGGTGCGGGAACTGTCCTTTCTGGAACGAACCGGAACGCAAGCCGAAGTGGACGCCATGCGCGGACGGCTTGAAAGCCTTGATGCGCGGCTTTCTGGTGTCATGCGGGAACGTGCGGCACGGGCGGCGGGTAACTTCGGACCATCGCGGCGCGGCGGGCGGCGTGGTGAGATAGCGGCAACTGTCATCCCCCAAAGGACAGCGGAACGCGGCACGGCGGCAAGCGCCGGGGCCGGTGGTGGCAGCAAGGCCCGGCAAGTGCAGATCGCCCAATATGACCGGATCTTGAATCAGCTTCAAAGCGAAGCGGATCTGTTGGGGTTGTCTGCGGTCGAGCAACGCAAGGTGAACGCGCTCAAAATGGCGGGCGTCGATGCCACCAGCGACCAAGGCCGGGCAATCGCGGCGCTGGTTGAACAGATCCATGGGCAACGGGAAGCGCAAGGCCGCTTGAATGAGGTGACCGGCTATCTTGGCGGGATCGCGTCCGGTCAGATTGGCACATTTATTCAGGCGTTGGGATTTGCCGACACTGCAGCCGGACGCCTTGCGTCAACCTTGGCTGAAGCGGCGTTACAGGCCGCGATTTTGGGGCAGGGGCCGCTTGCCGGGATGATGGGCGGCGGCCGCTTTCTGCCAACGGTCTTGAAGGGGCTTGGTGCTGGTTTGGGCGGCGGTTTGGGCGGCGGGGCCGGGTCTGGCCTGGCTGGTGCCTTTGCGGGCATGTACGCGGACGGCGGCACGCTGGGGGCCGGACAATGGGGCATCGCTGGCGAGGTCGGCCCGGAAGTCATCACGGGACCGGCCAAGGTCGTTTCAAACAAGGATGCGTTCGGGGGCGGCGGGGGACCGCAAACGGTCGTTTACATGACCGTCAACACCCAAGACGCGGAAAGCTTCAAGCGGTCTGAAACGCAAATCACCGGGCGCATTGCTGACATGGTGAGCCGGGGGCAAAGGGGGCGCTAGACGATGCCAAAACGTATTCAACTGAGCCGCCGCAAGGGCTGGAAGAAGCCGCCAAACACGGTTGTTGTGGCTCGCAACACCAAATGGGGCAATCCCTATCGCATAGGCGATCCGATGCCGGGCAATCCTTCGCGGATCATGGATAGGCACGATGTGTGCGAGTGCTTCAGGCTCCTTAAGCTGCCGGGCTTGCCTGTTGAGCAGCTTAGGGGCGCGAATTTGGCTTGCTGGTGTCCGTTGGATCAAACCTGTCATGCCGACATTCTTCTAGAGCAAGCGAACAAGTAAGGGCGGGCCATGGCACTGGATTTCCACGATGTGCAGTTTCCGCCGCGCATTTCGCACGGATGCAAGGGCGGGCCGGAACGCAAGACTGTTGTTGTTGCGCTGGCGTCCGGCCAAGAACAGCGCAACAGCCAGTGGGCCGGATCGCGGCGGCGCTACAATGCCGGGTACGGCATCCGCGAAATGGACCAATTGAACGCGGTCATTGCGTTTTTCGAGGAACGCCGGGGCCGGTTGACCGCGTTCCGCTGGAAGGATTGGAGCGATTACAAGTCCTGTCCACCGTCCCAACAGCCGGCCGCGCTTGATCAACTGCTAGGAACAGGAGACGGCAGCCAAACCGTTTTCCAACTGATCAAGACCTATGGCGGAACGTTCAACCCGTACATCCGGCAGATCACGAAACCGGTTCAAGGCACAGTGCGGATTGCCCTTGGAGGCACCGAACAGGGCGGCGGCTTCAGCGTCGATCACACCACGGGACGGGTGACATTTGCGCAAGCGCCTGGCTTCGGCTTGCGGGTGTCGGCCGGGTTTGAATTTGACGTTCCCGCCCGGTTCGACACCGACCAGATCGATGTGACGATGGTTGATCACACAATCGGTGAAATCCCGAACATTCCCATCATCGAGGTTTTGACATGAGGCAGTTTCAAACGGCTTTTGCGAACCACATTGCCGGACCCGCGACGACGCTTTGCTGGTGCTGGCAAGTGACCCGCACCGATGGGGCAAGGCTCGGGTTCACCGATCATGACCGGGCCTTGTCGTTCGGCGGCGTGACGTTTGAAGCGGCAAGCGGGTTCACCGGAACCGAAATTGAAAGCAGTCTTGGCTTGTCCGTTGACAATATGGATGTTGAGGGCGCGCTGTCGTCGGATGCCATCACGGAAAACGACATTGCGGCGGGGCTCTATGACGATGCGGAAATCATCGTTTACCGGGTCAACTGGCAGGACGTTGCGCAAAGGGAAATCATCAAGCGCGGCAACATTGGCGAGGTATCGCGCGGCGAAGTGACGTTTCAGGCCGAATTCCGGGGCCTTGCGCACAAGCTCAACCAGACCATCGGGCGGACCTTTCAATATGGCTGCGATGCGGTCTTGGGGGATGACCGGTGCGGCGTGAACGTGACTGCACCGGAAAACAAGGGGACAGGCACGGTCACGGCGGCGGCGGGCCGGACGTTTCAGGCGAGCGGCCTTGATGGAAAGTCGCATGACCGGTTTTCGCTCGGGCTCCTGACCTGGCAGACAGGGGACAATGCCGGGGCGCGGGTGCGGGTCAAGGCGCACAAGAACCAAGGCGGCACGGTGCAATTGACCCTCTGGCGTGCGCCGGTCCAACCGGTCACGCCGGGGGACACGTTCACGGTGACGGCCGGGTGCGCCCACACATTTGATGCCTGCCGGGACAAGTTCAACAACGCCGCGAACTACCGGGGCTTTCCGCATATTCCGGGCAATGACTTTGTTCTCGGTTATGCGCTGCAGGATGAGCAGAAAAACGATGGATCACCAATTGTCCGTTAATGCCCGCGTGGTCGAAATCGCGCGCACCTGGCTTGGCACGCCCTATCACCATCAGGCCAGCTTGAAGGGTGTCGGGTGTGACTGTCTCGGACTGGTGCGCGGGGTCTGGCGTGAACTCTACGGCATCGAGCCGGAAACGCCGCCGCCCTATTCGCCCGATTGGGGGCAAGTGGAGGGGCGGGAAACCTTGCTGGAAGCTGCGCACCGCCATTTCAAACCCGTGCCGATGGATGCCTTGGAACCGGGGCATGTGATAATCTTCCGCATGCGACCAAAGGCGATTGCCAAGCATTGTGGAATCATTTCCGCGCCGGGGCGGATGATCCACGCGCTGGAGGGGGTGGGGGTTTGTGAAGTGGGATTGAGTGATTTTTGGATGCGGCGGGTTGTTTCTGGGTTTGATTCTGCAAGTGTTCAACGGGATCTTCTGCATTGAGCTTTTACTGGGTTCAGTTGCAGCAAATGGTTGAAACGAGCCCACCCAAGACCTTAGGTGGGATGCGGTAAACTGGAAACTTGGGCGGTCAATAGTCATTCGTCGCGCTGGTCACGGACGGTAGATATGCCCAAAAAACAGGCGAAAGGGGCGTCTGGTATCGGTTGGTGAAGCAAACTTCAATGCCGCGTTGCCGATACTAAAAAGCAGTCCTTCGAAGTCGCCGAAACTTTTTCAATGCCGGGCTGTTGCCAGTACGGACAGAGCAGCCAACTCAAGCAGTGTTTCCCTAGCATTGTCGTAGATCGCCTCTTCACCGATAAATGCGCATAACATCAGCATTTTTTGCGTTTGTACCTCTGATTATTTTCAATTTTTTGATGCATAAAACAATTAAGCGCTCTAAGGTGTTCAAAAAACTAAACACGCTGGGGCAGCAAATGGCACTATCCGAACACCGCTTTAAGATCAAATATATAGGCGGTTTAGCAGACGAAAATATGCTGCCTGGTTATGATGGTGCTACTTCCATCGACGGCATTACTCGAGCTCTGCATATTGCAACTCATGCATATATGAATAGTGAAGTTACAACTCGTGCTACCGCTCTGAAAAAAGCGTCTATTCAAATGAAGCCTGCCAGACAAGGCAGCTTTATCTTCGAATTGATCGTGTTAATTGAAGCTTATCCCGCAATGTCAGCCCTTGCGGCCTCTGTGGGCGGCCCGATGTTCTATGACTTCATTAAAACGGCTTTCAGCAGGGCAACCGGTGCCCTTGATGCAGAGCCAAAGACTAATACACTCAAGAAAATTTATGAACGGAAAGAACCGCCTCCCCTCAAGAAGCCTCCAGTTGACTTTGATGAACTTTCCGAAATACTCGAAGGCAGCCTTCAAGCAGCCCACCGCCCAGTGGGCGCAGAGGGGACAATTAGAAGTATTTCTATTGGCACCCCAAGAAATGAGCTTGTCAATTTCAACGAAAACACTAAGGATTGGGTAAATACACGCGAAGAAGCGGTGGGTTTAGAAGTGTTGCGCGGTAATGTCACACGCTACAATTCGCTATCGCGAAACGCTCGGGTATTTGTTGATCAGTTCGAACGCGTGATCCCCATACGACCTGATGGCGATTTCTCTGTGGGTGACCTTTCTTTGCTAACCTGGTCGCTACATGGGAGTAATATTGGCGCCCAAAACAAACTAGATATGAGAGTACGTCGCGTTAGCTCAGCAAGCGGAAAAGTGAAGCGCTTGCTACTAGCAGACTGTAAAAGAGCGCCTAAGGAATAGAACAGCCTCTTTTGAGAAGGTGTCCTAAATCTATCTATCTGATCGGTCATTCTAGACACACACATCCATCACTCTTGGCACACACGCCCGGAGAACGGGCTGCTTGGCACGACCGGCAGGTCTGGGCCGTGATCAGTCATTCGCGGCATTTACTGCTAGGGTCGGCTAAGGGTTTTGCTTGTCATTCAGTTTAAAGTCCGAAAAATCGCGCGTTGTCAGTCTTAGGTTTAAATCTAATGAACACCAGCTTCGCAGCCTGATCGTGTCCACGCCCTTCTTGTCTTCTTAGGGGCAAACAAGAACACCCTCACACAAAACCAAGGTTCATTTCCATGGCCACTCTCTTATTGGGTGCGGCTGCGTCGGCGCTTGTCGGTGCGACCGGCGCCAGCGGTATTGTTGCATCCGCAATCACGGCAGCGGGCACCGTTGCCGGGTCCCTGATTGACAGTTTCCTGTTTTCGGGCGGCGGCGGTTCGCAATCCGTGGAAGGTCAACGGCTGGAAAGCCTTCAGGTGCTTTCGAGCGCGGAAGGTGTGCCGGTGCCGCTTGTCGCCGGATTTGCGCGCGTGTCCGGTCAAGTGATCTGGGCAACCAGCCTGGAAGAAGAAGTGCGCACCGATACGCAAAAGCAGGGCGGCAAGGGCGGCGGCGGCGGTGTGACCACCACCACAACCACCTATTCCTATTTCGCCAGTTTCGCAGTCGGGATCTGCGAAGGGCCGATTTCGGAAGTTTTGCGCGTTTGGGCCGATGGCCGGGAACTGGACGTCACAAAACTGCCGGTGCGGATCTACAAGGGCACCGAAGATCAGGCGCCTGACAGCTTCATTGAAGCCAAGCAAGGGACGGGCAACGCGCCCGCCTATCGCGGCCTTGCCTATGTGGTGTTTGAGCGGTTGCCGCTTGCCGATTTCGGCAACCGGATTCCGCAATTGACCTTCGAGGTGATCCGCAGCGTGGGCTATGAGGAAACGATGGTGCCGGGCATGTGCCTTATCCCGGGTTCTACAGAATTCGGCTATTCGCCGGATCTGGTGGAAGACAAGACCGGTGATCAGACAACGCGGGACAACAACCGGCACACCAAGGTCAAGGCGTCCGACTGGCATCACTCCATGGATGTTCTGCAATCGGCGGTGCCTTCGGTCAAGTCCGTTGCCCTGGTCGTGACCTGGTTTGGAACGGATCTGCGGTGCGGGGAATGCGCCATTGAACCGCGTATCGAGGCGGTCAAAGGCAATGTTCCGGTTGAATGGACCGTTGCCGGTCTGACCCGCGAAACGGCAACCATCGTGTCCTATGTGGACGGCAAACCGGCGTTCGGCGGATCGCCCGACGATGGCAGCGTGATCAAGGCAATCCAAGACCTGAAGGCACGCGGTTTTCACGTGTTGCTTTACCCGTTCATCATGATGGATGTGCCGGCCGCAAACGGATTGCCGGACCCTTACGGGCGGGCTGAACAGCCGGTGTATCCGTGGCGCGGGCGCATTACCTGCCATCCCGCGGCCGGACAGCCGGGCACGGTGGACAAGACCGGAGCGGCGGCGGCGCAAGTTGCCAGTTTCATGAACAGCGGCGGCGGGACGGGGTGGTCCTACCGCCGTTTCATTTTGCACCTGGCCGAGGTGGCCAAGAGTGCGGGCGGGGTCGATTCCTTTTGCATCGGAACGGAAATGCCCGGCCTGTCCACTGTAAGAGGGCCGGGCAACGCGTTTCCGTTTGTGGATGGTCTGGTGACACTGTTGCAGGACGTGCGGGCGGTTCTGGGGTCCGGTGTCAAACTCGGCTATGCGGCGGACTGGTCCGAATACCATTCGCACCGGCCCGCTGATGGCTCGGGCGACGTGTTCTTTCACATGGACCCGCTTTGGTCGCATCCGGACCTCGATTTCATCGGCATCGACAACTACTTGCCGCTTGCCGATTGGCGGGATGAGCCGGGGCACCTGGACCATTCGGCCGCGCACCAGTCGATCCATGACCTGGACTATCTGAAATCCAACATTGAAGGCGGGGAATACTATGACTGGTATTACGCCAGCGATGCCGACCGGGACAGCCAGACGCGCACACCGATTAGTGACGGCGCCCATGGTGAAGATTGGGTGTTCCGGCAAAAGGATATTCGGGGGTGGTGGCAAAGCGTGCACCGGAACAGGCCGGGCGGGGTGCGCCAAGGCGCGGCGACCGGCTGGACACCGCAGTCAAAGCCCATCTGGTTTACTGAATTCGGATGCCCGGCCATCGACAAGGGCGCAAACCAGCCGAACGTGTTTTTCGATCCGAAAAGTTCGGAAAGCTTCGTGCCGCATTTTTCCAGCGGTGCGCGGGATGATCTTGTGCAACGGCGCTATTTGCGGGCCATGGTCGAATACTGGTCGGATGGAGCCGGGAACAATCCCGTATCGGGCGGCTATGCCGGGCGCATGCTGGATACATCCAAGCTCTTTGCGTGGGCTTGGGACGTGCGCCCGTTTCCCTCGTTTCCGGTGGATGCTGAACGCTGGGCAGATCACGCAAACTTCCTGACCGGGCATTGGCTGTCGGGCCGGTTTGGCGGTGCTCCTGCCGATGGCCTTGCGCGGCTGTTGTTTGACCGGAGCGGGCTTGTCGAAGGGCAGGACTATTCAACGGAAGGCTTTGCCGGGGTTGCGGACGGGTTCATCATCGACAACGTGACCAGTGCGCGAAGCGTGCTGGAAACGCTGGGGGCCGCGTTCTTTTTTGATGCGGTGGAATCGGGCGGCGTGATTGCCGGCCGGTCGCGCCGGTCCCGCTTGCCCGTCCTGTCGCTGGATCGCGGCGCGCTGGTTGATCAGGGGAAGAATGGCGAAGCGGCGCGGGTGACCCGTTCGCAGCTTACCGAATTGCCGCGTGTGGTGCGCCTGACCGCCTATGACGGGCGCCGGGACTTTCAAACCGTGACCGGTGAAGGGCTTCTGGCGGAAGCGACCAGTGACCGGGTTGTTGTCACCGATGTTCCGATTGTTGCCGATTATGACCGGGTGCAAGCCTGGGCAGACGCGCTTTTGCTGGAAGCGTGGGCCGGGCGGGAAAGTTTCACCTTTGCCGTACCGCCGTCCTGTCTTGCCCTGGAACCGGGGGACGTGGTGGCGCTCGACTATGGCGGGCGCGTGCACCTTGTCCGGATCGGTGGTGTTGCGGATGGGGCCGGGCGGTCCATCAAGGGCAAGAGCTATGACGGGCCGGTGTATGAACCGGCGCGCGGGCTCGGGCGGGTTGTTACACTCTCCGGCAAACAGCCTGAGAAAGCCAAAGCCCTTGGCGTGTTCATCGATGGGCCGTTGCTGCGCGATGATGACAACCCGCAACAGGGCTATGTCACCGGCTACCGGCTGCCGTTCGCACCGGGGCTGGCTTTCCTGTCGTCGCCCGGGTCCAGCGGCTACACCGTGCGCGCGGCGCTCGACGTGCCGGGAACGATTGGCGAAACGTTGACCGCCCTTGGCACCGGGCCGCTTTACCGGTGGGACAATGCCAGCACGCTTGATGTGAAACTCTTTTCCGGCGCGCTGCAAAGCTTGCCCGATGATCTTGTGTTGGCCGGGGGCAATCCCTTGCTTGTGCAGGCACCAAGCGGCGATTGGGAGGTGTTGCAATATGCCCGCGCGGTCTTGATCGGGGAACGCACTTACCGGCTGTCCCGGCTTTTGCGGGGGCAGCGGGGCAGTGAAGCGGCCATGGGGGCAGCGCCGGGTGCGCGGGTAGTTGTGCCAACCGGCGGCATCGCGCAATCCGGCCTGCCGTCCGCGCAAGTCGGGTTGCCGCTCAACTGGCAGGTTGGGCCGTCAAATGGTGTGGTGGGGTCGGAAGACTTCACCGCCTATCAAGTCACCATGACCGGGCGCGGTGCGCGTCCCTTGTCACCGGTCCATTGCCGGGCGGCACGGGTCGGCGGCGGCGCAATTCGCTTGTCCTGGATACGCCGCACACGCATTGGCGGGGATGGTTGGGAGCAACCCGACGTGCCCTTGGGCGAAGAAAGCGAAGCTTTCGAGGTCGAAATATGGAGCGGGGGCACGCTGCGGCGAACGCTCACAACACAAGCACAGGAGATCCTTTACACGGCCGCCGATCAAGCGGCCGATTTTGGGTCAGCTGCCGGGGCCTTCACCTTCCTGGTCTTTCAACTTTCAACCACCTATGGCTGGGGAACGGCCGGAACAGGAGACTACACGCCATGAGTACACCGAATCTGGATCTGCCGGAGATCGCCGCCGCACAGGCGCAAAAGCATGTAACGCACAATGAAGCCTTGCTTGCCCTTGATGCCCTTGTTCAATTGGCCGTGGTGTCCCGGCGCATCGCCAATGCGCCTGGCACACCGGGCGAAGGCGCCCGCTATATCGTGCCCCTTGGCGCTGCGGGGGACTTCGCGGGGCAGGATGGCAAGGTTGCCAGCTTTGCGGGCGGCGCCTGGTCCTTCTATCAGCCGCTTAAAGGCTGGCGTGCCTTCATCCAAGACGAAAACGGGTTTTCGGTCTTTGACGGGACAACCTGGACCGGGCCGGAAGTGGCACGGCTGTCGTCAACGGTCAGCGGTGCGGAAAGCCGGATTGTTACGATCGAGGAAGAACTGACCCTTTCCGGGTCTTCGGTTCAAAGCTCCATCGTCATTCCCAACCGCGCAATTGTGTTTGGGGTCTCGACGCGGACCACGGACGCGATTAGCGGGCCGTTCAACTATCATTGCGGAATTTCCGGCGAACCGGAGAAGTTCGGCGGTTATCTCGGGATTGCATTCGGCTCGACAAATGCCGGTGTGATCGGGCCGCAAGCCTTCTATTCAGACACGCCGGTTGTGATCACCGCTAATGGCGGGGGCGGGGCCTTTACCGGGGGCAAGGTGCGCATTGCCTTGCACTACTTCTTGCCGGTGGTGCCGCAAAGGTGAGGTTGTCTAGTGTTGTGTTTCCAAGCGTTTTTGAAATCATCTTGAAGTTGAAAAAAGCATACTTTAACCACCATAACTCACTCGGTTTAATGTGAATGTTTTAAAGCTGAAGCGGAGGAGAAGTGCCTTGTTCGTAGAGGGTGAACTTTACAAACGCATTGAGGATATTCATCAAAGATTCGGCGGTCAGCGCCAAGGTGGAATATCAACGCCTTCCAAGCACCCTTATATCTTTATTTTCACAGGGAAATCAGGTGAGCAGCATGGATACGAAGATGGTTGGCAAGATGAGGGCGTGTTCCTCTACACTGGAGAAGGCCAGGTAGGTGATATGCAGTTTTTGCGCGGCAATGCTGCGCTCCGCGATCATGCGCGCGACGGCAAAGATATTCTTCTGTTTGAGTCGTTAGGAAAGGGGAAGCCGGTTCGTTTTCTGGGACGCTTCGCTTGCCAGTCTTGGGATGACTTTCGTGGTTTGGATAGCAATAATCAAGAACGTTCGGCAATCAGGTTTCACCTTGTAAAGTTAGCGTCCAATGTAGAGATGCAGTCCGATTTGGACATGCAGCCCCAGGAAGACGATGATCTTGATGCCCTTCGGGCAAAAGCCAAAAAAGCTTCAACACCCACTCAGTCAAAAAAGTGGTCGAGTGCGCCGATGGCTTATCGAGAGAGATCGAAAGCGGTTCGAGACTATGTGCTTGCGCGTGCAAAGGGTAAGTGTGAGCTAACAGGCCGTGAAGCGCCATTTCTAACCCGATCAGGTGCCCCTTATCTTGAGGTCCATCATACGCGCCGTCTATCCGACGACGGTCCAGATGATCCGCGTTATGTAGCCGCCTTATGCCCTTCCGTGCATCGGGAGATACATTATGGGAAAGATGGTGAACTATTAAACGAAAAACTCAAAGAGAGACTAAAAACAATAGAACCCTAACGGCGTAGTTCCCCTCGTGCCTTCTTGTTACGCGTGAGACACGTACCGATAAAAGACTACTTTGGGGGCTTTGTTGGGTCATAGTATTGCCGATCCGGGATGACGCCTCTGACCCCGCCCCGCGGATTCGGTGTATCGCCTTTGCGTCGTGGGATCAGGTGGATGTGACAATGAAAGATAGTCTGGCCAGCGTCTGAACCACAATTCACGCCAACATTGTAGCCAGTGATTTCCGGGTCATTAGTTGTCAGTAGACTTTTCTGTTCCTGCAACAGTCTTTGTACAGCATTCAACTCCGGCTGGTGGAGATCGAAGTAACTGGAAACATGGCGTTTGGGTATGATGAGGGTGTGCCCCTCCGTGACCGGATATCCGTCCAGAATTGCAACAGCGAGCTCGTTTTCGGAGACTATTCTCTGCTCGTCTATGTCGCAAAATACGCAAGACGCCTCGCGATGGTGGTAGCTTTCAGCCATGGCTCTAAAGTCTGTGTCATCCCGGTCTCGCTTGGTGGCGTTGCAGGAATAACAAAGCGCTTGGAAATTGCTTATGTCATCGCTTCCGCCGCGTGCACGAGGAACGATATGGTCTACCTGTAGTGCCTTTTCTTCAGCAGAGACCCCGCAGAGTTCGCAGCGGTAGTGCGCGCGTTTCAGGATCTCGTAGCGGACTGTGCCCGGAACATATCCTTCAGCCGGAGTGCGGTGTGCCCAGATTTCACCACCACGTTTCTCTATGTAGTTTTCAAGCTTGGCATCACACAGGCTTACGAGTTCGGCTTTTTCGATGTCAGTAAGAGCTTCTATATCAGCGAGTTCATATCCGACGATCTTCCTTCCGGACCTGACAGGATTAACAATTCCATTGCGGCCTAGTACCGGCCCAACCATGGATTTCACCCTGTGGCAGTAGTACTCGATTTGTGATTGGTCTTCCCTCAGAAGAGCCGCCGCAATGTTCTCTATGTTCGCGCTTCCACCACCATTCAGTAGCGCACGGATCATCGCCGGTTGGTATACATGTGACATTCGCATTTTCGTCGAGATATAGTCTTTAAGCTTCTGAAATGCCGCGCTTTTTGAAATCATCTTTGAACCTGAGTGAGGTGTACATGCTGAAGAAAGCTAAGTTGCCACTTAGACGCTAGCAACTCGGAATCTCCAAATTATTTCTCGAAATCTGAGCCGCGCAAGCGGCTTTTTTTGTGCCTGCAACCAGATGAAAGGGCAGACCATGGAAGCGACATTTGACGCCATCGAGCCGCATCTATTCGGCCATGAAGGCGGATTTGCAAACCGGCCAAGGCGGGAAGATCCGGGCGGGGCGACCAAGTACGGAATCACACTTCAGACCTTGCGCGAATGGCGGGGCGAACCGGTCAGCATCGAAGACGTGCGCAATCTGTCGCGCGATGAAGCGCGGCGGATCTATAAGGTAAAGTATTGGGACGCGGTGCGCGGTGCCCGCCTGCCGGCCGGGATTGACTATGCCGTTTTTGACTTTGGCGTGAACAGCGGGCCGGGCCGGGCGGTCAAATACCTGCAAAGGCTGCTTGGTGTTGTCGCTGACGGGATCGTCGGGGTGCAAACGCTGAGCGCGATGAACGGGCGGGACCTTCCCGCCCTGATCACCGCCTATTGCCGGGCGCGGCTTGCCTACATGAAACGCCTCAAGAATTGGCGGTACAACAAGAATGGATGGGCACGGCGGGTGCGCGAAGTGCAAGCCCTGTCTCTGGATCTTTATCGGGCTGCAAAGGCGCGGGCCGATCCTTCAGCGGCGATACAAGGCGTGCCGGTTCCAAAGCCGGCCGGCTGCAAGGCGCCTGCCAGCGAAACGGGTTGGCTGTCCGCCTGGCGCACGCCGGAAGGCGTTACGCAAGGGGTGGGGGCTCTTTCCGGGCTTGGCGCGGTCTTGTCCGGCTCGGGGCCGCTGCAATGGGCGTTGGCCGTCTCCCTGGTCATGGCCGTTGCCCTTGGCGGCTATCTCCTGTTGCAAAGGGAGCGGGCCGGATGATTGCCGTTTTCAAGTTCTTGTTCTTCACCAAAACGGGCCGCATTTCAGCGGCCTTTTTGTTGGGCATGGTGTTGGTTGCGTCCGTTTATGCGCTCGGCGGGTCTCGGGCGTTATTGAGGGACAGGGCCGAAGACCTGGAAGCTGCCCTGACCCTTGAACAGGAAAGGGCGCGTGATGATGCCTTTTTGCAGAAGCTTGAAAACGAGCGTTTGTGTCTTGAGTATTTCCGCCATTCTGACCGGATGCGAAACCGTGAAGAATGCCGGGCCTTGCGCGGGGTTTACGGCGAACAGCCTTAATGCGGCGGCGTTTGCCGCTGTCGTGGTTGCCGACCGGGGCGGGGCCGAACGGATCGCGGCGAACGATCGCAACGGCAAACGGCGGGGGTGCTGGTGATAGAAGGCGTCATCACGTTTGAAATGGTTCTGTTCATGATTGCCATGGGCGGCCCGCTGGTCGGGGCTTGGTGGTTCCTGTTTTCCTACATTCTCGCGGTGCGGCGTGACTTGAACGACTTCCGTCTGGAAGTCGCCAAGAGCTACGCAAGCCAAGAGCTGTTGAAGGATCTGGAAGCCCGGCTGGTCACCGAGTTAAAGGACATGAAGAAAGAGTTTCACGACATGCCCGAACGGTTTGCGGCGGTTTTGGTGGCTGCATCCAAAGACAAGTAAGAAAAAGCGCGCCTCGGGATGCCGGGGCGCGCTTTTTTTGTGTATGCATTTGCCGTTTCACGCGTTGATCGTAAGCGGTTCTCGCTCATAGCGCGGACGATAGACGGGTTGCATTTCTTTGATGGTGTTGTTTTTGAGCCAATCGAACCGGCTTCATTGCTCAGTGTTGTAATCACACCGGGAACTCGTGGCTTGGTCGAGTTCAGTTTCGTAAATTTAAATGCGCTGCAAATGCCTTTTTCGTACCCATGAAACTCTGATTTGAAGCGCATTTCAAATGATTACAAACGGTAGGTTTGGGCCCCATTGCTAGCAGTTCAACACACCGCTACTCAAACTGATCCGTTGCCGCATCAAGCGCTGCCCGGATCGCTTCGATATCCTCTTTGGTGATGGATTTTTGTGGTTCTGGTTGGTCTAGAGGCTCCACCCAGCCGATGAACGATTTAACGCCGTGCCGTCCGCGGTAGTAGAGCTCCAGAAGGTCGAGGCCAATCAGTTCACCGGTGCGGAGCATTTTGCGCAGAGCCAGCACCTCTTCCGTGCGGGGCGAGGGCGCGTTCTTGCTAGACTGGATGAGCATGGCCATCTGGCGCGCATTTTCCCGTAGCCCGTGGCGGATCAGTTCGAGGCCTGTTTGATCCGTGATAGATGGTGAGCCGTCCTGGATCAGGACCGCACGGTGGGCGCCGTTCTTCACATCTAGATAAAGGACGGCCAGCCATTCCGGCTGGTCTGGCGCCAGATGCGTGTCAATGTATTCGACAGCATCCTCCTGCGTCCGAATCCAGACGCGCTCCTGAGTGTCTTCCTCTTGTTTCACCATATCGGCCGCAAAGCCAACCGATCGTATGGCATCGGCCCCTTCATCTGTGAGGCCAAGAGCTTTGAGTGCCGCCCACTCGGCCCGGCAGGCCTTCGCCAGAGATCCGTACTCGGCTAGGACCGTTTTGGCCTGGATGCGCACGTCAGGATAGGGCGTGGAAAAGCTCAGCAAACACTCGATGTAGTGATGATCGGCCGCAAGCTCGGGCTTGGATTGAACAAGTTTCCAGGTGTCCCGGTGTGCGGGTGTCCCGCTGTAATAGGCTGGCCGGTTGCGGTAGCGGGGGGTCATGGCAGGACCGGCGGCGCGGTCTCCGGTCCGTTGCCGGGCTCCGCGGCTTCCGCAAGTTCGGTGAACTCAAACCCGAGCGTCAGGTCGGCGCCGGGCCTTTCCTCCTGTTCCTTGTCGAGAGCTGCATAAACGTCCGCCATCACCTGGCGAAACGCCTTGGGGGCATGATCGGCAAGGGCCTCAGCAAGCGCGAGATAGGCAATGCCAAGTCCGCGCGTATCGTCATCGGTCATTTGAAAACGCAACGGCAGCGCCATTTTTAGTTGTGGAACTATGATATGTAATTATAGGTTTTTTTATTGAAAATTGCAAAGAAAACTCAATAGCCTCGTCCTTGCGCCCGGTCATTTGTAGCGGGGAGGCGTCGGACCAGAGCCGCGGTGACGGAGCGTCGGCGCTGGCCTGGTTGAGTAACCGGGCGCGTCCGGCATCTCTTCGAGGGGAGGTGTCATGAGTAAGTGTAGAAGTTGTGATCTGAACCGGTTGGCCTTGACGGACGAGGCCTTTGCCAAGTGCGAGGAGGCGAAGCAGCTTTCGAGCAAGTCCATTGAGATGGCGCTTTATGCAGAGGCCATTGGGGCAAAACAAACCGCGGCACGGTTGCGCGCAACGGCCATGCTGTTTTCACGGGCGGATCTGCAGCTGCGTGCCATTATCCGGGAGGGATATGTCACCAAACGGCGCCGTGAGAGGCGGCGGGCGAAAAGCTCCTAACCGTCGACCGGCCGGGGTAATCCCGGCCGGTCAGCCAAGACTGCATCAAGTAGAGGGCGGAATGCATATTCAGAACCCGCAGACCTACCAGAATCTGGTCTATATAGTTGACCGTCTAGACCCGCTTATGTCCTCGGCCGAAAAGGTAGCGTGGCTGGATTCGCCACACGATCTCCTCGCCGGGGAAACGCCACGTGATCTGGTTTACAAAGGCCAGACAGAGAAGGTGCTTGTGCTCATAGAGCGGATGGAAGATTTGCAGAAGCTGTGTTTGTAATCAAGGCTAGCAAGACAAGGGAAACTCAAGGGTTCAAGTTGATTTCCTTTGGCCGGTGATGAGCCAGAACGCGGGTAAAACTGTGAGCAAGATCAGGCGAGGCCGCATACTCGGCTTCCTTAGGTGCAACCATTTCTGGGGGGCTTGATCAACCGAAAAAGTGCGCGGCCCATGCTCGACCGGTCGCGATCGAGTTTGATTTCGGTTTCATTCGGGGGAGGTCACTTGGCCGGGACTTCGTGTGCCCGGTCTTCTGCGATCAGATCCAGCGGGCTTTTCCTATCCGCTCGCCTTTTGATTGGCCTTACCAGCCATTCAATATGTTCTTGAGGCGATGCGTGCGACGGCAAGACGACGCCCCGCAAACGCTGGTCTAGGAAGTCTTCCAAATCAATCCGTGCGGGTCCTGTATGGGTTGTCATGCGCTTTCCCTTTCATCTGGCATCGAGGCCGGGCGGGTTTGGCCGGGCAGGTAAAAGGCGAGTTGTTCAACGATCCGGTTTTTGTGGTCCAGCGTCGGGCCGGTGCCATACAAGGGCCGGTCGAACTTGTGCCCCATGATTTCCGTTTGCATCCGGTCGGCAACGTCCAGCGCCGTCAAACCGTCCTGGAAGGTGTGGCGCAAGCCGTAAAAGGTGTGGTTGGGGGTTTCCCGCAAACTATTGTCTTCAAGGTACTTGTTTACGGCTGCTGACAGGTTAGACGATTTTTCCCGGTACCGGCGCTCGGGCAAGCTGACCAGAAGTCTTGCACCTGCAAGCGCCGAACCGCAAAGGGGAACCGTGCGCTTTGAGTATTTGGTTTTGAGCTTGGCTTTGTCGGTTGGTTCAATAAGAACATGCGGGATATCGGCGTCCAGAAAGAACTTGTCCTTTGGCAGGCGGGCAATCTCAGCCGGACGCGCGCCGGTCGATGCAACGATCAGGACAATTGCGCGGGCTTCCTCGTTCATGCGATCCAAGCCCGGCAAAATCCTGTTTTCCACCCATTCGCGGGAAAACGGGAACCGCTCGCCGTTATCATCATTGGAAAGCCATGTGCCCTGAAATGGATTGATGGACGGGATTCGGTGAAAGGCGCACAGTTCCCGGTGCATTCTTGAAAGGTGCTGAATGTCCTTGTTGGCCGAACCGTTTTTCAAGCCTTCGTTTTCGATCCGGTCTATCCACCAGTCGCGGAAGTCGAGCGCGTGAAACTGGTTGATCTGGTCCAGCGGCACATCAGGGTTGATCGAAAGCCAGTTTTTGACCGCCCGTTTTCGCGGATTGCGCCACACGCGCAGTTGGTCATCGTTTTTGCCGCTTAGTTCCTTTTTGTTGATCTTCTCGAACTCGGCCAAGATCTGTGAAATCCTGATTTCAAGGGTCTTGGGTCCGAACAGGGCCTGAAAATTGACCGGTTGGTCCGGTCCAAGATCATCAAGCTTCGCCGCCCGTTCCATGAATTCATCAGGCGGAAGGTTCATCACTTCATCAAATGGCAGGTACTGGAAGCCGTGCGCCCTTGCGACGGCCTTAGCAGCGTTGTGGATCGCTTGCGGTTCGTCGCTTTGGCTGGTGAGGAGCGCTTCCCAGCGCGCGACCACTTGGGCGTCAAATTTCAGCGCCCTGGCGGCGGCTTCGGCACGGTCGCGGGTCTTCAGGGCCTTTTTGACATAGCGGCGGCTATCTACGGCGCGGAACTCCTGCGGCACCTTCCGCCTGTAGTGGTACCAATCGCCCTTTTTTTCGATGTAGGTTTTGTAATCCGCCAC